CGCGCCTTGCCCTACGGTCACAGTAGGGACTAGTTAGCGCCTCAACCTGGAGTGTGTTTTAAGACACCAGGGAGACATAAACTTAATTTGAGTCAAATTCACCCGTTTAGGGTGAGGGCAGAGTATAATCATACAAAATGGGACATGATAAGAACCAAAAGCATGTATAATCCTCTGCTGCTGCTACATACGTAGCGAAGTTAACGGAACGACCACCAGAAATATATTGCATCAATCTAATTTCTTGGCAGGTAGCAAAAGTATTAGCTCCATCGTTAACGTCAGTACGTTTAGCAGAAGTCATGCGAAATCTTCGATAATACGGAATTTCATATTTGAAAGTATGATTATCAAAATCGCATTGCACCGCTGTACCCCTCAATGCTCCTCCGTAGTAATTGCGACAAGCATGTTGCGCTACGGAATCAGAAGTGAAGGTAGTTGGTGCACCACCAGTGATATAATACTTGTCACTGGCGATTGCTCCTCTATTTTTAACAGACAAATGATACTGATTTGCATCGGTATTAATCATCTGTTGCATCCAACGAATACCACCTCTAAAACCCGCATAAGCGGCAGTGATATAGTTTAGATGAGTCATTCGTACATAATTGATGGCATTCAATGACGCATCAGTATGCACGGCAGACGGAGCATATCCTTTAAATAAAGGAAAATTTGGATGACCGCGCGTTTCCGTGCGGCTTCCCCCTCCCACAGGAGTCCAAGTAGTATATGAGTCGTAACGCTTAAGCAACGCTCTCAATGACTTGATCTCTTCTCCAAAATAAACCATGGAGTTTTGTGGGATGTTAGTGGCAGCCATTTCGTTGACAGTTTCTTCCTGCATAGGTTTAGAAGCTTCATCGGTGGCTTCACCATCGGCAGCCTCATCAGTTTCAGCACCAGACTGTGGCTTAAACTTCTCCTCACTATCTCTCATAGTCCTAATTTGCTGGACATGATGAACTTCTTGTAAAAGTTCTGTAATGGAAGTAATTAAAGCAACAAGCATGGTAGCTCGAATCATCAAAGACTTAGTTGAGATCTTGTTCAAATCTCGGGCACGAGTAATTTGATCATCAATTAAGAGACCAACCTCGGCTATTTCCCCAATCGCCTCAAAATCCTCATCTGGATCAGTATCAGCACTATAAGAGCTGATATCCCAGTTAGGAGGAATAAAAGGCGAGCGAGTAGATGCTGTTTCAACACCAGACTGAGGATAAAAGGTATAATCATCAATCTTGTCTGCTGGAACAGCAAACTCTAAATCATCACCCCCCTTGACGAATGTGTTAACTTCAATTGAAGACACGTCATCACTTGGTGATGTAAGTTCGTTAACAACGAATACAGACAGAGTTCCATTGATTTTAGTAAAATCTGAAACCACTCGTGGAGTTGCTCGAAAAGGAACACTCGACGAAACACAATTGGAACACCGCAACCAACCATACGGCGAACCCCAACCAATTTCGACCGTAAAATCTTTACTTTCGGCAATATCGATAACTGTAGTATAGTTAGTGTTGTACTCATCAGTAACCTGGAAGACGGGATCGTAAACAATCTTGAGACGCCCCTTATGAAAAGAGGAGCCAACAACTTGGAAACGAAACTTAATGCTTCCACGCCAATAATCAAACAAATTGGCAATATAACACATAGGAGTACAATGAATCTCTGTATTGAGGACAGTATCATAAAGAACCGGTGTAACATCATACTGAACCAGAAGAGTCTCTGGTGCAGATTCATTAGACCAAGTAAAACTATTAAGATACGATTCTCGGGTGACGATAGACTTAATAGCCATCTCATCAACGTCACTAAGACCCGTTGTACGAGGATCAACGCACAATTCCTGTTTCGCATCCATTGCAAGTTTATTAGTATAATCTTCAGTGTTTGTAACAGACATATTGTAAGCACCATTATTAGCAACGGCACGCGGTGGATCCAATTGACAAGGAGCACAATATCCAAATAGGCGAGCAATATCTGCCATACCCCCGGCAGCAATACTCGTAGCACGAGCGTATTTACCGATAACCGGCGCTTTCTCAACAGACTTTGCCATTCGAGCAACAACTGATGCTGGGTAAGAAATAGGTCCATCACCATATTCATCACCAGCTTGCGGTTCGAATTCATTGTCTTCTTCGTCGAGGGCTTCAGCGATCGATAAAAGGACTTGAAAATAATCCGATATGGTCTGTTCAACAGACTCATTCGGTTCTTTTTCTTCACCACTTTGCGGATCATACTTGTTAGGCAACTTCTTTTTATTGGGTCCAAGAAGTTGCTGTTGAGCCTCAGTTCCCTTAGTATTGGGATCCGGGACTTCAGGTATGGTATAAAGTGGCGCTGACTCGCGCCAGGACGCAGAATCACCATCGTGATCTGCATTCTTGTAGAAAGTGTTGGCCTCTGGATTACGAGAATTCGGGGGCCTCCGTTTTCTTTGTTTGCGCATTAATGGCGCAGGAGGTGGAATGGGAGGAATATCAAGAGGTACAAATGTTCCATCACCTGTGATACTCGATAAGAAAAGAGTTTCACGTACAGGCATACGCACATCTTTAAGACTACGAATAAACCTAGCACGAGCAGAATCGTCAGGAAAAACATAACCATCAACAGTTTTAGCAGTTGCCTTTAAAAGGACAAGGATCTGCTCTGGAGTATGGCATGAATCAACTAACTCTACTGCCCAGCCAGGACATTGAGCTTCAAGATTAAGCAATGACTGTATTTCCATCTCAGTCTCAACACCAGACTGTGGTGTGAGAGCAGTGGGGTCATAAGACGTGAGCCCACTGAGTTCAACATCTGTCAGCCATGCAAAAACAGAAATAGAAACAATATCTGTTCCACCATTTGCATGTTGAAGAGGATTGATACTTTTCACATATACTTCACCCATCTCATTCCAATCTTCCTGAGGAATACTCATAGCATCCTTATAAAAGAAAAATGGAAGCACGAGTTCTCCACCCTGAGAATGAGTGGGATCAACATAAATATGAGGCCTTTGAGAATCACCAATTACATCCTGTCGAATAAAAGCACGATCGACAGTAAGATCATCTTGTTGATATAATGGGTTATAAGAAACAATTACTCTGCCATAATGGAATCCATTTCCATTAATAACAACCTTCAAATGAAGTTTTCCACGTAACAAATTAAAATTTGTAATACGATTAATAACTCGCGGATTCGTCAAGAATTCCGCCCAAGGGTTAAAGTTATTTTGGAAAGCTAAATTATAAGGGAAATCAATTTCTCTAATCTTCAAAGGACGAGACAAAAAGTTAGCAAGCGACGCATCATAAAGTTGCGCGCTGCGAAATGTGGAATCAGGGTCGGAATGCACTTCATACAATGAACCGGGCATCTTATCTGACCACATAATGTTTTGGGATTGAGTTTCGGCTTCTCCAAGCTTTACATTAAAAATTTCACTAATACAATTTGTTTTATCACCACACGACGCGTATTAAACCGTGTGGCTGCTATCCGTTGGTTGGGTGCCAAACCCTAACCTAAATAGGTTAATAAGACAATATGTGCAAGCCTCTACAAAATCGAGGGGGTGAGCTATCCTCTAACTTGCATGGTAAACCAGTACACATATAATAAGTCGGTTTTAGGGGAATGTACATCCCAAGGTTCACTCATCAGAACCAAAATTGGTTGTTTCTGGGCGATACAACTGTATCCATTTCTGAATTCTATCATCATACGTAAGATTCAGTTCGGCACAGATGTGTTCCAGACCAGATGCTTTGGCAACTGCTTGCATCTGGGTTTGTCGCATATTATAAACTTTACGACCATGATTAAACCACTCACGAAGAGCACCGTCAATATTCATGGCAGCAATTTCATTCAATGTGACAGGACTGCGTTTTCCATAAGTAACGCAGTGAAGACTTTTAAAAATTGATTGCTCATCAAGAGCGCCAACACGAATACCTAACTCAGGAAGGTAACTAGAACGTCGTTTCAAAAACTCGACATCATTCTGATTCATACGATCAGCTAGTTCGCTTTCTTTGTCAGGCATAGTGTAAACTTGTCCGTACTTTTCCAGTAAAGAAGAAATATTCTTAATACTGAACAACGGAACTTCAGGGCTAGCAGTTCCAGCATTATCATCACCATAAGTAACCATGCTGGCATACTCGCGAAATTTCTTGCGAGTATCAAAGGTAGCATCAGTAGTGGGGTAGAAAGTGTAAAAAGCACAACGCAAATTGATACTTCCACACATTCCATTAAGAATAACAGTCAAAGAATTGCCAGAAATATGAGATCCACACAACAGTTCAATAAGATCTCCATTAAAGGCAATAAGAGAATAAACAACATCTCCAGCCATGGCTTCCATCATAATAAGATCTTCCTCGCTATAATTACATTCGCGAGCTAAATCAATTAAAATACGAAAAGAAGCTAATAGCACTTGACTAGGCAAACGTTGATCATATTTGCTATAATCACCTGCAATCCAATTATCTTCACCAAACTTCTCAAGAGCAGAAATAAGTTGTTCCCATTCATCAGAATGACAGTTAATACCAACTGCACATTCTGCCAAGATGGGATTCATTTGAAGAAAACGAATAATAGGTAAAAACAAACGGCGAACCCAATAAGTCTGGGCAATACCATTTGCATAGAAAATACGACATTTACCTTTTGCCATAGGCAAAACTTCATCCTTTTTGCAAGCCTTAGCAATGTTATAAGCTCTAAATCCGGACTTATATAAATTGCCTACACGAGTAATTTCATCTAGAATATCTTGCTGAAAATCCCTTTTGCAAGGAAATTCCTCATCGGGATCCAACTCTATGAAATACTGGCTCTTAGCGCCAGAGAGAGGATATCCAATGGAAGTACTAGATGTCATCGAATCGATAAACTTGCAACCTACAATACCGTTAATAGTTTGTAGGTGAGACAAAGGTTTCATACTTTGCCAATAAGGTTGCTGTTTAATAAGACTAATTAAAGGTTCTTTATAGTCCTTAACAGCAACAGTAAGAAGGTCGATAGGGAAAGGCTTAGCAGGCTCTGCCATATTGGCAAGAGTTTTCTGATAAGCTTCCCATTCAGGCTTCATTTTGGGTGGACCCCAAATATTAGGAACACCACAAATGTCCATAACATGCTCTGACGTTGGAGTAACTTTAACATCAGAATAATACGTGGTTTCACCGGGGCAAGAACCTAAATAATTAAATTCTACCTTGGGTGGCATGAAATTCAAAGGACTTTTGGGGTGCAAAGGTTTATCAGTCAAAACCTGAACACCCAATACTTGAGGAGAAAACATTCCTGCAGCTCCAGTGATAACATTACATTCCTTTTTCTGCAGCGCAGCGACAGCAGAAATAATGTCATCATAAAAGATCGTGCCAAAGCAGCCTCGTGGTGTATCAGCTTGACCACCAAGGTGCAATCCTAAAAGGAACTTTTCACGGGAATCTGATAAGATACATGCTCCACAAAGACCTCCAAATGTGTTAATAGATAAACTACGGTATTCACCACCGAAGAATTTCTCTAACGAATTTGAAGTATTCTTCATATTAGCATAACCCTTAGCTTCCAGAATCTCACCGTTCTTTTGTCGGTAAAGCATGACAAAAGGTGTATCGACAGGTTTAGATTTGGGAAACAAATGGGTAATATCTTTACGAGATCCACCTCGTGAAGTATAACACAAAATAAAATCAGTGTTAGGAATGCGATAACCATTAGCTTGTTCAAGCACAAGATCCACAATACCACCAGGGGCAGCAGGATTCTTGTGATAACTAGTAACAGTAAGAACATCCAATTCTTTAAAATAATGATTTGGAATCAAAACTAAATTAGAAGCAACAAATAACAAATTAACCATATAACGTTTTCCATCCACCTCAGCAGAACCATAGAAGAGATTACCATCGATAATATTCTTCATATGGTCAAGGGTACTAGTCATAGCAACAGGTGAAATAACAGTTCTAGAACTAGTAGATCCATTCCAAACATTAATTTGGTTGCTTCGAGTCTCAATTTCTTGGACAGTTGTAGGTTCAAGAGATCCTTGAACATCCAACTTTTTCCAAGTAAAATAAGCACGGGCAATCGAATACAATGCTGCAATACTGAGTGCAGATGCACACAAAATTTTTGCATACTTTTCTCGTTGAGCTTTAATAATAACAGTAACACCATCACGACGTGATTTGAGCTCTGTAATATATTGCTCTTTCACACTAGACATAACATAGACAGATGAGAAAGTAGCATATGAACACATAAACAAAAACATATAATAATTTACAAATAACATAAATAGTGGAAACATCCACAAAAACATGAGTTGCTTCTTAGCACGTTGTTCTAAGTTCTTTCTATTGTACCAAAATATGGCACGACGTGCTAGAGGCATATCAAGAGCATCTTGATTTAAAAATGAGATCCAATCCCATGAACATTCAAATGCATAAGCTCTATTATAAAGGACATCAGTAGCAACATCCTTAAGAGCATTATACTTACTCTTGATATTTCGAACAGTGCGACGAGCTTTCAAGCCATATTTACAAACTTTGTAGACAGTAGAAATGCCTACTTGGGGCTGAAGTTCATCACAGTGTTCATTACAGAAACCCTTCAACATAATACATCCTTCATGCGGACATTTCTGGATAGTATTAACGCGATTCAATTGAGAATTGACAATAAGTTTCTGATGCTGACGATGTTTATCAAACTCGATGATAAGATAATTAATAGCTTCAATAGCACTAACATCTTTCATGAGTTTTCCATTGAACTTAACAACATCATACGAAGCAGTCTCGGTACGTTTGGAGGGCTGCTTGGCCTGTTCAATAGTGATATCCCAAATATCATCAACAGCTGGTGGATTATAACCACCATCATTGTCCCTGTAACGAGCAAGGACAGCTTCTTTATCAAGACAACCACGAGAATCAGTAAATTCAGGCTTGACTTTAACAGTAACACTCAACAAACGACGTTGAATAGAAAAAGGACAGTTACTGTAAGTACCAGCCTCAAGATTCTGAGTATTGGTAGTAACGACAAGAAGTTTGGGTTCAACAAAACATTTACCCTTAGCATCTATCTCCGCCTTCGGAGCATAGAAGCGTTCATTGTTCATAATATCAATAATAGCACGAGTGGGATTAGCCTGCACAAAAGTGCTTTTCTCGTTAGCCATATCATCAATTTTACAAACAATCTTTTCGGAAGACCAATTGGACCAAAATTTATCGGCAGGATTAATCGTAGCACGATATTCTTTTTCCATTGGTAATCCTTGACTGGCTAGCAAGGCATCAATAACCATCTCACCAAAGGTGGTTTTACCTTGACTAGAGTCGCCATTCAACAAGACACCAAAAGGTGCTTCTCTGATAGAACCAGAAACACGCATGGTAACATACTCGTTATCAATCATAGCGAGTTTGTAAATCTTATCGTTGACAACTTTCTTCTCCATTCCTTTAAGAGTTTGAGCTAAAGCTTTGAATTGACTAGTCACGGATTTACCGCGCATAATAAATTCACTTTCAGTGACTTTAGTAAACTTTTCAAGGTTTCCATTTTTGACAAAATCCCACCATTGAAGATATTCAACATACTGTTCTTCAAGTTCATTGGCAGCAATATCACTAATCAAAAAGGGCTTAAGAGAACCAGTTTGAAAACAAAGATACAAGCCTTCAGCAAAGGATTTAACAGTTGAAAATAAGGCATCAACTAAATCCCAAGCACTAGCGTGAGATTTAAGCAAATCGGGCTTAATAATCTCAAAACCAGCAATAGAGAAGGTAAGACGAGAAGCATCACACAATCCAACAGTGACAAGGATTCCTAACAATGTAGAAATTTGTCCAAAGAATTTATTGGATTTGAGAAGCTTCCAATTCTGAAAACAATCACGAATACTTTGTACCCATGAAGAGTTCTCAGTCCCACACTGGGGCTCAATACCAGATGCTTTAAACATATTGGTAAGATACTTAATAATGGCAACAGAAATACTTTGCGGGTATCGATTACGAATATGAGGAAATATAATTCCAAAGAATTGAGAGACACTTTGTACTTCACGAAGAGCGAAAAACAAAGAAACAATGTCTTCAATTTGAGGAATCACATCATCTGGGAGCTGAACATTGGAGAACTTTGATAGATTCTCAACAAGTTCGTTCACAGCGACAAGAGAGGAAAGTCCAGAACTTAAAAATTCTGTTCCGAACTGCGGTTGAAATGACTTAGAAATGCTAGATGATACAGATCTCCAAGCAGCTCTCTTCGAACCGTGCTCTGTGGTACAGAGCTTTTGTCCCTTATAAGATGGGACGATGGTACGGGGGGGCGCAATAGCGCAGGGCCTATTTTGTTCGCTTTCGACCTTATTTACTCTCTTAGAAATGACTTTCATGATAATAAATAGGCGGACTCCACTGGTGGTGGAGGTGGTACGAAAAGGCAGCAACTGACTGCAAAAACAAAATAAATGACGGAGAACGTCTTAAAAGACTTTACAAAAACAAACGGCGAATGGCTCAAGCTATACTTAAGAACAAACCAAAGATCGGGCGTGGCGAACAACCCTACACTAGCAGTAACTAGTGCTGAAAGTTTTGGAAAGCAAGCTATATTACAAAAGTTCCGGTACGTTGGATAAAAACAATTCCAGATTCTATGTTAAATAACTACTAATTTTCGGTCTGCAACACGATGGAGGACAGGGCCATTTAAGGCAACTTACTCTTTCAGTAGAAATTAACAGCGAATCCAGGATTGTTAACTTCATTCAGTTGTTTTTGTAAAATGAATTAAGCATCTACACTAAATCATTTAACAAATACAAAATACACCCTGGTGGGGTGTTACCACAAAAGACGTGGTATTTGGCGGTGATCATTAGAAGTTGGTCAGACTTCTTCACAAGGCCTACATAACTAGCAGCTAATCAATAGATTAGACTGACAAACTAGTAACCTTAGATTTTTCACATCACTCACACATTGCTGTGTTTGCAATAACTCTCTACACGCTAGAGAGACGGCATATAGCCGAGAGGGTGTTGAATTCCTTTTAGATCGGTCAACAACGATCAGTTAAATATGGAACAAGGTTAACAGCAGACTCACAGACGGTAAGACAAGAACAGGACGCGTACGTCCTGAACTGACACCTAGAGGAGACATACAGGAACGCGTACGTTCTAAATACTAAAACACAAGTACTTACTAACAAACTTCGCATGGGGATCGTCCCATGCGG